GAAGTTTGGCCGGGGATACTCAAAGTGAAATCATATCAGCTATTCATACACAAAGATAGCCGGGAGTTGATTCGCGAACTGCAATCGTACAAATGGAAGAAGGACAAGAATGACAATGTGATAGACGAACCGACAAAGGAGAATGATGATGCACTTGATGCGATGAGGTATGCTATCTTCACCCACCTACACAAGCCGCAATTCCAGGTAGCCGTTTGGTAAGGTAATTCGGTGTAATTTTGTCACAAATCTTTAATATGGGTTTATTCGATTTTCTTAATCGCAAGGCGGCACCGAAGATGCCTACTCAAATATCAGTTGAACGGGGTCTGCTTACATGGGATGGACAGAATCAAGCGGAGATAGTACGTGATAGTTACATCGGCAATGACCTCGTGTATGCTATTGTGAACCTAATCACCAACAAGGCGAAGGTCGCACCTTGGGGAGTGTACCGCATCAAAAATAAGGATGCTGCAAAGCGGTATAAAGCGATGATGATGGACAGAGAGCCGGATATGACCAAGATATTCGAACTTAAAGAACAAGCATTTGAGCAGGTGAATGATGTGCGACTGAATGAAATGCTGAAATACCCCAACCCCGATGATACTTGGAGTGACATCATCGAACAATGGGTAGGGTTTAAGAAAATTACCGGTAACGCTTTCATGTACGCAAAGATGGTGGGCGATGCCTCCGTTAATAAGGGCAAGCCGCTTGAGGTTTATATGCTTCCGGCACAATACATGGCGGTAAAGGTGGACATTGAGCAATTCCCACCGAAGAAGGTTGCCTATCAGTTGTACTACGGTCAGTACATTCCGTTCAATACGCTGGAAATTCTGCACGATAAGTACTTCAATCCCGAATGGTCAGCGACAGGGGGGCAGTTATACGGCCTGTCACCACTACGGGCAGCAAGTAAGGTATTGACACGTTCCAATTCATCAAAAGAGGCAAGTGTTGCTATGTTTGATAACATGGGGCCGTTAGGGGTACTTTACATGGATGACCAACGCTTCGACCCGTTATCTGGTGCCGAGCAAGCCAAGGCCCTTAAAATGCAGGTTTCTGCCAATACAGGTTCGGGCAAGTACGGGAGTGCTGCCGTATCGGGGTATAAAGTAGGATGGGCGCAAATCGGATTGCCGGCAAAGGACTTGCAACTGATTGAATCGGAGAAATGGGATAAAGAAGCCCTATGCTCCATTTACGGTGTACCACCCGTACTGCTGGGAAGTCAGGAAGCAGCAACGTATAACAATATGAAAGAAGCGGAGAAATCGCTGACCCTTCGTGCCGTTCTTCCCGAACTTGTTGCCATTCGTGACAATATCAACCGCAAACTGCAAAATGATTGGGGGTACAAGGGAACTGACATATTCGTGGACTTTGATATGACCGTATATTCCGAATTGGAGGCGAACAGGGCAGAGCAAAGCACATGGCTTAATACTGCATGGTGGATAACACCCGAACAGAAATTGAAGATACAGGGCATCGCACCTGACCCGAATGTACCGATTGAAGATTATCAGAAATTATACATACCATCGGGATTGCAGCCGTTAGATGATTTCACCAATCTACCTGTAGATGTACCGCCAACTGTATAACGCATATCGTAAGAAATACCGGGTGATTATCAAACGTGAGTTAGATAAGCAATGCCGGCAAATACTCAAAGGTGAGCAACCCGATGAAGAAGGTTTGAAACGTGCCATTCGCTCACTCCATCAAGGCGCAGGTAAGCAGATGGCCAAGTACACCTATGATAAAGTTTTGCGAAGTGCCGGGATGAAGCAAGACTTAACACCACAACAAAGATGGGCGATAGTTATTAAGATGCTGCTGGAAGGTGGACTTGATAAGCTAACGGGCGGCATTACCACTACCACTAAAGATGATATGCGCAAGATTCTCACAAAGGGTATGCAAGAGGGGTGGGGTATTACGCAAATGATGACTGAGTTAGAAAAGTTAGGTATTAATGCTTACCGTGCTGAACTGATTGCACGTACTGAAACAACACGGGCAGCAAATCAGGGAGCGTTACTGGGGGCAGTATCAACAGGTTTAATGACCGTTAAAGAATGGATTTCGATTAATGATGACCGCACACGCAGAATACCCCGTGATAAGTTTGACCACTTGCACATGGATGGAAAGCAAGTTCCTACAGATTCGCCTTTCACAGTTCCGGGGATGGGAAGTATTGACATCATGGAATATCCAGGTGATCCTAACGGCAGCGCAGGAAATGTATGCAACTGCCGATGTACGGTTGGATTTGAAGTTGTCAGAGATTCACAAGACAGACCAGTTGAGATTAGCGGTGGGTTACGTGGGCCGGCTGGCACTATGTGGAACTTGTGGAATAACACCTTATTTTTGCAAATACAAAGTTTGATCAATGAAGCAGTATCAATGTAAGCAGGTAAAGAATGATGTTGAAGATGTGGATGTAGAAAGCCGCAAGGTGAAAGCCGTATGGGCAAGGACATCGAATGTTGACCTTGATAGCGACATCATACTACCGACTGCATTCACAAAGACCATAAGCGAAAGAGGGCCGAAAGGAAAGAACCTCATTTGGTCGCTGATTGATCATAAGGCATCAATGAAAGCAGCAATCGGCAAACCTTCTGAATTGTATGTTGATGGTGATATGCTGATTGCAGTTACACCCATCATTGAAACGGAAGCTGGTGAAGATGTGCTTAAACTTTATGAGGCAGGTCTTATCAATCAGCACTCCATCGGATTTAGTACGATAAAATCGGAAATGAATAATGAAAGCGGAGTGCGCACCATTACCGAATTGATGTTATACGAAGGTAGTGCCGTACTTTGGGCAGCCAACCCCGAAACTCCAACGATTTCAGTTTACAAAGGCATGGAGCCGGATGAACTGAAACAAACATTAATAGGCCGACTTGAATCGCTGACAAAAGCATTTAAGCACGGCACATTCACAGATGAAACTTTCTCCCTATTGGAGATTGAAATAAAACAGATACAAACCGCCATATTAGAACTCACCACTCCACCCGCAGCGAAAGCAGTAGAGCCGGAATCGAATGAGGTTGTATTTGAGGCTCTCAAACAATTTAATAACAGATTAAAAAACTTGTAAAATGACACAAGAACAAATCGCTGCGGAGGTGAAATCAATCGGAGATAACCTCACGCAAGTACTGGCAAATTCTGCCAATGCTAAATCCGATGCAATGGAAGCAAAGGCCGTAGCCGCTGAACTGAAAAGCAAACTCGATGGAGTTGTAAGCGCTGCTGACCTCGCTGAATTTAAGTCTGCAATGCAGGCGCAATTCGATGCTATCAGCACGAAGGTTGCCGCTGGCAAAGCCGTTGAAAGCAAATCTTTCGCAGAGGCCCTGGAAGAAAAACTCTCCAACATGGGTGACATCGAAAGAGAAATTAAGCGCAATGGCCGTGTACTGATTGAAATGCCCGAAGTAAAGACAATGACTTTAGCATCTAACCTGTCTGGTGATTCAGTTGCTACCTACAACAGCCGTCAGGCCATCTTCCCTTCACAACTGGTTAACTTCCGGGACTTCGTACCTACTGTACAAAGTTCTACCGGCTTGTATGTAACTTACCGTGAGGCAACTGGTAACGCAAACAACATCGCTGCACAACTTGAAGGTTCACTTAAGCAAGAGAATAACTACTCTCTGACTGAGGTTAAAACCGTTAACAACTTCGTTGCTGGATTCAGCAAGTTTAGCCGTCAGATGTTGGCTAACCTGCCATTTATGAGCCAAACGCTGCCAAGATTGTTAACTCGTGATTTCTTCAAAGCAGAGAATGCATCTTTCTTCTCTACCGTTTCCGGTGCTGCAACTGGTACTACAACTACCTCCGCTGCTACCAACATCGGTGACATCGCTCAGTTGATTGGTAACCACCGTGCTGCTGACTACTCTACATCTGTAGTGTTTGTGAGCAATTCTCTGTGGTCAACTTTGCTGAACGAATCACTCACCAACGGTTACTACATTGGTGCAGGTGCTTTCCAGGTTAATGCTGCTAATGGCTCATTGTCTTTGGCTGGTGTACCTATCGTGGGTGTTAACTGGATTCCTAACAGCCGTGCGCTGCTGCTGGATTCTTCTTTCATTGAGCGTGTAGAAGTAAACGGTGTAAACATCGAACTTTCCTATGAAGATCGTGACAACTTCGTTACCAACATGGTGACTGCCCGTATTGAGTGCTATGAAGCCATCAACTTGATGCTGCCTAATAGTGCCATCTTCGCTACTATCTAATAATAATGGGGGAGGGGTAAAATCCTTCCCCCTTATTTTATATGAAAAA